GGATATAAATGAACCAAAATGAAGAAGATGATTCTGAAATTATAGAAAAGAAATCAATCAATAATTATATTGATAATATAAAGTTCTGTAAGGCAATGACAGAATGGAAGAAGATTGTAGTAGAAGCAGAGAATTGTGCGGACAAGCGTCCTCCTATCAGTAATTATATTGCCGAGTGCTTTATTAAAATTGCAGAGCATCTTTCTCATAGACCCAACTTTATCAATTATCCATTCCGAGAGGACATGGTTGGCGATGGAGTCGAGAACTGCCTACTATACGCACACAACTTTGATCCGAGCAAGTCCTCTAACCCATTTTCATATTTTACTCAGATAATTTATTATGCTTTCCTTCGTCGTATAGAGAAGGAAAAGAAACAATCCTATATTAAATTTAAGTGTATGCAGATGACAGATGTGGATGGTAAATTTGTTGATTGGTTAAAGAAATCCGATAGTTCTAGTTACTCAGACTTTATTCAAAAGAACTTTTCTCTGAGCGAGAACGATCTTTCTAAACTCTCAGAAAGAGAACAATTGAAGGCAGAAAAGAAGAATCGAAAGAAAAGGAAGTAAATGAAGATTGCCTTTATATCGGACACCCATTGGGGACACAGAAACGATTCGCCATTTTTCCTTGAGAACGCTCTATCATTTTTTGAGGATGTATTCATTCCATATCTCATAGAGAATGAGATTACAGAAGTGATCCATCTTGGAGACTTCTTTGATCGTCGAAAGTATATTAACTTTCACACTCTCTCTCAGGTACGAAGGCGTTTCCTAGAACGATTTGCAGAACATAAGATTAACATGCATATCACAGTAGGCAATCATGATACCTACTATAAGAACACGAATGATTTAAATTCTCTTATAGAAATCCTTTCTGAGAAGTACCCAACAATTAAAATATACGAGAAACCAACAACCCTTAAGTTTGGTGATTTTCAATTTGGGTTGGTTCCTTGGATCATCGAGGAGAACCAAGATGAGATCATTGAATACCTAAACACCTGCTCATGTAGAATGATTGGTGGGCATTTTGAGATTGTTGGGTTTCATGTGATTCCTGGTGTTAGACACCAAGGTGGGTTTACTACTGAAGTATTCTCTAAATTTGACCGAGTCCTCTCGGGGCATTTTCATATTAAACAGACAGAAGGAAACATCTTTTACTTGGGAACACAATATCAAATGAATTTCTCTGATATCAACACCAAGAAGGGATTTCATGTGTACGATACAATAACCGATGATCTTGAGTTCGTAGAAAACGAAAATAACATATTCCACATCTTTTCATATGATGATACCAATATCGATGAGATAAAGAAGATTGCAAAGTTCATCAAGGGGACTAATCTACAAGGCGCATTTGTTCGTCTTATTGTGAGAAACAAACACAAGCAAGAGATTTATGATAAGTTCATTAATGCTCTGTGGGAGAAGGGTATCCAAGACTTGACTGTGGTTGAAGAGCAAATAGAGAGACAGACAAACGTAGAGTTTGATGAAACACAAGATACGATGAGTATCATCAATATGGAAATCGATGCAATTGAAAGAGATATTGATAAGTACAGATTGAAGAATATAATCAAAGATCTGTACTTGGAGAGTTTGACTGTATGACCGATGAGAAGGAACTCCCAAAGGATGAACAAAAGGAACCCGAGAAGGTTCCCGATCCTGTACAATTTAGATCAATGATTGTTCCCGAGAAAATATTATGATTAAATTTGAAGTTGTTAGATTTAAGAATTTCGGATCGTTCGGTAATACTGTTACTGAGATTGCTCTTGACAAAAACAAAACAACATTAATTTGTGGAAATAATGGTAGTGGTAAATGTTTATATATACATACTAAGGTAAGACTGAGAAATCGCCAAACTGGTGAAGTTTTCGACACCACGATAGGAGAAATGTATGCGCAAGCGGAGCAGAAGCACAAAAGACAAGATTGATGATTGTTTGGATATGTGTATTCAAAACCTGACAACAGAGAAACGAGCAGAAATGTTTGATTTGTTGATGTCTGACCCCAAACTCAACGAAAATGTCATCAGATGTAGAAAATTTGTTGTTAAGACACTAAATCTTCCTGTCAACGGAAAGAACACATACAAGTATTGGATTGGTCGTGGGTGGTCTGAGTCGGCAGCTAAATACAAATGTGAGTCCTTCAACCAAGAACTGCGGAAAAAGAAACCAAGATTCAGTCCCTTCTCTAAAGAATTTTGGATGACGAAAATCAACCCACAAACTAATGCAAACTATACAGAAGACGAAGCAACATTCGAACAAAATAGTCGTCGCCCAATCCGCAAAGAGTATTGGATGAAAAAAGGTTATTCTATAGAGGATTCCGTATTGAAGGCATCGGAAACTAAAGACGAAAACAATAAACGAGGAACTAAAACGAGTATGTCTAGACTCAAAGAACAGCATAGGAGTTCTTCCCACAGATGTATAGAATATTGGATTCTTCGTGGTCTTACAATCGAGGAAGCAACAGAAAAGGTGGCAAAGGAACAATCAACCTTCTCGTTGGAAAAATGTATTGACAAACACGGAGAAATAAAAGGAACCAAAAAGTGGGCAGACAGACAAGAGAAGTGGTTGAAGAACTACAAGAAGACCAATTTCTCCAAAGTGTCGCAACTATTGTTTTGGGAAGTGTACGAACAACTGACGGATAAATCTAATATACACTTTGCATCACTACTTGATGGGCGTAAAGATGTTTCTGGGAAGAATAATGAGTACGTCCTAAAAACTAACGAGATGTCTATGAAACCAGATTTTATTCATTTCTCCTCCAAATCAATCATTGAGTTCGACGGTGACTATTGGCACGGAGAGAAGCGCGGGAACCAAGAACGAGATGCAGAAAGAGACGCTGTACTTCTCAAAGAGGGATTCAGAGTCCTACACATCAAAGAACGAGACTACAAACAAGATCCAACGAAAGTGATTGATGAATGCCTAATATTTCTGACACAGTAACTCGTAAATTTACCAATTCCTTTGATATTGATGAGTGGGACATCGAAACCGATACCGGATATAGTCCAGTATCTACCATCCACCAAACCATTGAATATCAAGAATATGTCATAGAAACACACGGAGGCAAACGACTGATTTGCGCCGATACACATATTTTGTTTGATGGAAATATGAAAGAAATCTTCGCCAAAGATTGCGTCCCCAACACCACTCATATAATGACCAAAGATGGCGCAGAATTGGTGAAGAGTGTTGTTGCTACAGAGAAATATTCCCAAATGTATGATTTGACCGTTGATGATTCTAATCATAGGTTTTATTCTAACGAGATGTTATCACACAATTCTTTTGCCTTTCTAGATAGTATCACCTTTGCACTCTTTGGAAAACCATTTAGAAAGATCAATATCCCACAGTTGGTAAATTCAATCAACGAAAAGGGATGTCTTGTGGAGATTGAGTTCACAAGAGGGAGCGACAAATTTCTTGTTCGTCGTGGACTACAACCAAAGATCTTTGAGATTCACAAGAATGGAGTCCTGATTCCACAGGATGCCAAGTCTCTAGATTACCAAGATGTGTTGGAACAACAAATCCTGAAGATGAACTACAAGACATTCACACAGGTTGTGATCTTGGGTAGTTCATCATTTGTTCCATTCATGCAGTTATCTGCTGCTGATCGAAGATCAGTCATCGAGAACATTCTTGATATCAACATCTTCAGCACGATGAACATCGTATTGAAGGGTAAGATTCTTACAGTAAAGGAAGCAATCAAGAACCTCAATACAAAGATGGAGATTGAGAAGAACAAGATCAGTACACAAAAGAGTTATATCTCCACTCTATTACTCAAGAACAATGAGGATATTGGAGATAAAGAAGATCAAATCACACATCTCAAGAAGAAGATTGGAGAGTTGGAGTTCGATCACCTCAATTCCTTTGTACATCTCCATGCTGATGACCTTACAAACGCATTGGCACATCTTAAGACCCAAACCGATAGGGTTAAGAAATTGAATACCAATAAAGCATTGTGCGAAGCAAACATACAACAAAAGGATAAGGAAATTAAATTCTTTAGAGATAATCAAGTTTGCCCAACCTGCGCCCAATCGATATCCGATAAACTGAAAAAAGAGAAGATCATTGATATTAATATGTCTATATCTGATTTGGGTGAAACAATAGAAAGCTCCAATGAGGAAATATCTCTCACAGAGACACTAATAGAAACATTCGAATTAAATATTGCAAAGTTGCGTACCAACATTACAGAGGCGAGTTCATCAAGAAAAGAGATCGACGCATATAGAAGTGAGTTGGAGAGAATTGAAAATGTAATCAAGAAGTCTGTGTTGACAACCAGCATTGCAACAGAAGAGGATACACTCAACCAACTACAGGGTGGTCTTACCACACTAGAGTCTGAGAAGGTAGCACACGGCAACGATCTGTCGTACCACGAATTGGCAAATGAACTTCTCCGAGACGGTGGAGTAAAGGCAAAGATCATCAAGTATTATCTGCCACACATGAATAAGCACATTAATAAGTTCTTGAGTGCCATGGATTTCTTTGTTCAGTTTGACCTCGACGAGGAATTTAATGAACATATTAAGTCGCGTCATAGAGATGAATTCTCATATATGAACTTCAGTGAGGGCGAAAAGATGAGAATCGACCTTGCTCTTCTGCTATCATGGAGAGAGATTGCCAGAGCAAAGAATAGTGTTCACTGCAACCTCCTCATTCTAGATGAGATCTTTGACTCATCTTTGGATGGTGGTGGTATGGATGAAATCATGAAGTTGATCAAGGTTATTGGGGATAAGGCAAATGTCTACGTTATTAGTCACAAGTCAGACCAATTGGTAGATAGATTTTCCACAACAATTTCGTTCGAGAAGAAGAATAATTTTAGTAGAATGATAAATACTTAAATGGAAACGGCAGATAATTTAAATTTCAGAGGAAAGTTCAAACTCTATGATGTCAACGGAACGCCATACCTGTATAGAATCGGAGACTCCGTTACATACGAGGGTAAGAAGTATATTTCGATCAAGGCTACACAGACCCTGATACCAGGAACCATCCAAGGGAAATCTGCTTGGAGAGAATTATCAAGTCAAACATCCTTCTATTTTCAAACAGATACGCCAATATCCCCAACGGTTGGGGATGAGTGGTTCAGTCCCACAACAAACATACATTTTACATTTGTTGAAGAGGGTGCGAATCGTTTTTGGGTACAGTTAAATTTTTGGTAATAAAACTTAAAAAGGAGTTGCAACCAAGACGCTGTCTTGGTATACTTGGGGACTACTATGAAAGATCAAGATAAGTACAAGGACAAACCAAAACCGAAACCTCTTCGGTCTGTCTCAGATAAAGAGCAGGGTTCCGTAAAGAAGAAATCAAAACAACAACTCAAAAACTATTGTGAGAGTGGTTTTGATGAAGACGAATACGAAGACAATTTTAGCAACAAACCGAGATAACTATGAACAATGTGACCTTTTCGAAAAATACTCTGACAATTCTTAAGAACTTCTCATCCCTAAACTCAAATCTTCTTGTAAAACCAGGAAAGATCATCAAGACGATTACGCCATCCAAGAACGGAATGGCAGTCGCATCAATTGATGAGAACTTTGATGTCGAATTCGGCATTTGGGACTTGAATAAGTTCCTTGGGGTTGTAAGTCTCTTTACCAATCCAACCTTCAATTTTGAAGAGAAGAGTGTTAGTATCAAGAATGGTGGAGATTCTGTAGTCAAGTATTACTACTCAGAACCTCGACTCCTTTCTGTGCCGACAAAGGATGTGAATATGCCAACCGTTGAAGTGAGCATCACACTGCTCAATAAGCAACTTGCCGAACTTCAAAAGGCAGCATCCGTAATGCAATTACCAGATTTCTCCTTCATTGGGGAAGAGGGATTCCCTATCAGCGCAAGGGTATCGGATCTATCCGATCCCACAAGCAACAGTTACGATATCCCCGTGGGCGATAGTGACTATAGTGGACCTTCCTTTTGCTTTAACTTCAAGATGGAGAATATCAAGATTCTTCCGGGTGATTACAAGATCAATTTTGCAAAGAATGTTGTTGGAGAATTCATTCACCAATCAATGCCTCTCAAGTATTGGTTCGCAATGGAAGCAAACACCTCTAAGTATGGAAAATAAGAATGAAACCTGAAAACTTTTTGTTTGTTGAGAAGTATCGTCCTGCGACAATTGAAGAGTGTGTTCTACCCGTATCCCTGAAGACAACCTTCGGGGATATGGTTCGTAGGGGAGAACCACAAAATATCCTCCTCTCAGGAACCGCAGGGGTGGGTAAGACAACTGTTGCCAAGGCACTCTGTAATGAGATGGGGTGTGATTGGATTTTGGTTAATTGTTCTGAGGAGGGTAATATTGATACCCTACGAACAAAGATCCGACAATTCGCATCCACAGTCTCCCTTACGGGTGATACCAAGAAGGTTGTGATTCTAGATGAGTTTGATTTTAGTAATTGTGTTGATGATACAGAATTAGTTTTGATGGCGAATGGGGACTATCGGAAATTAGAAGAATTGGAAATAGGAAAAGAATACGATGTGATGTCATTTGACATCATTACAAAGAAATTCGAAAACGATAAAGCGTTTAGATTTTCGTCTGGTGTGAAGGAAATCTACGAGATAGAGTTTGAAGACAACACAACAGTCCGAGTGACTGCCGATCATATCCTCATTTGTGTTGATGATCGTGGAAATATTGTAGAAAAGTGCATAAATGATGGGTTGGTGGGACTTTCCGTTGTAGCGTTGAAGTAATCAAATTCCTATATAAATATAGGAGATTAATTTAATGTATACTTATCTTGTTGGTTGGAAAAAATTAGATAAATGGTATTATGGGTCTCGGGTTGCTAATAAGAAACCCCCAATAGAAGACCTTTTCTGTGAATATTTTACATCTTCAAATTCGGTAAAGTTGTTCATAAAAGAACATGGAACTCCCGACACCATTAAGATTCATAAAGAATTTGAATCAGCAGAAGATTGTCGTGCATATGAAGAGAAATTCTTAAAGTTTGTCGATGTCACACATAAGACAAAGTGGTTAAACAAGAATGATATCCACGCACCACCCATATTGTTCGGTGCGGATAATGGGTTTTTTCAAAAAACCCATTCAGACGAAACCAAAGCGAGATGGAGTAGAGATAGAGTGGGAAAAACACCCACGGACGAGACAAGGAAAAAACTGTGTGGTAGAGTTCCATGGAATAAAGGGAAAACTGACTGTTTTTCTGAAGAAACTAGAATGAAACTAAGTATTTCCCTAACAGGAAAGACTGCATGGAACAAAGGGAAAATTGGTTGTTTTTCGGAAGAAACACTGATGAAAATGTCATTAGCTAAGTTGGGTCGTGGTGGAAATCCACACACAAACGAATCAAAATCTAATCTTTCAAAGAAAAGAATGGGCAAAAAATGGTTTTATGACCCAATAACATTGAATTGCGTTTGTAGAGAAAAATGTCCAAATGGGTATGTGAGTGGGTTGTTAAAGAAAAGTAATGGTAGAACTGGTTATAAGCATTCTGAAGAAACCAAGTTAAAAATGTCCATTTCCGCTAAAAGTAGGAGGCAAAATGATTGTCAAGAAAATTAAGTCTATTAAAAAAATTGGAGATAGACCCGTATCGGATTTATCTGTTGCAAAAAACCACAACTTTATCGTTGGTGCTAATGTTGTGGTGCATAATTGCCAATCTACCCAGCCAGCTTTACGGGGTGCAATTGAGGAATTCTCAAATAATTGTCGATTTATCTTGACCTGTAACTATAAGTCGCGAATTATTGAACCAATCCATTCTCGTTGTACCTGTATTGATTTCACTCTTCCCAAAGGTGAGAAACCAGCAGTCGCCGCCAAGATGATGGACAGATGTGTCTATATCCTCAAAGAGGAGGGTATTACATACGACACCAAGGTGCTTGGGCAGGTGATTATGAAGCATTTCCCAGATATGCGCCGAATCCTGAACGAACTTCAGAGATATGGAGTGTCTGGATCCATTGATGTTGGTATTTTGACTTCGATCACAGACTCAGAGATAAAGACCCTAGTTTCGGCACTTAAAAATAAAGATTTTGCGTCAGTTCGGCGTTGGTCTGCAATGAATGCCGAGAGTTCCCCACAGGAGATCTACAGGAAAATCTACGACGCTCTAGGAGACATTATGGAGAGTCAGAGTGTTCCAGAGGCGATTCTAATCCTTGCCGAGGCGCAGCATCGTAGTGCCTTTGTGAGTGATCAAGAAATCAACCTAGTGGCATGTTTAATTCAGATTATGATGACCTGCGCCTTTAAATAAAATATGTTATCCGATTTACTAAATTCAATCAATCAGACCAAGGTAAACCTACTTGAAGAGGATCCGAAGGCAGAAAAGGATTACATTCCATTTGTAATCAATAAGTGCTTTTCATACTTTCCCGATACGGTGTTCTATGCCAATAGACTAAATGCCTTTCCGTTCTTGGACAAGAAAATGCAATATGACTATCTGTTGCATTCTGTATCCAAGAGAAAGCGATTCTCTAAGTGGATCAAACCCGAAGAAAACGAGAATATTGACATAATCAAGCAGGTATTTGGATACTCAGATCAACGAGCAATGGAGGTTTTAGACCTCCTACCGATGGATACCCTCAAGGATTTTGTAAAAACAGGGGGTCAAAAACGATAATATCATAAATAATTCCTGTTAATATGGGAGTATATTATGATTGATGATATTTTTGAGGGTCTTGGTGTGGAAATCAACTTAAAAACAGAAGAAGATTTTCTAAAGGTCAAGGAAACCCTTACTAGAATTGGCGTTTCGTCTAAAACTGAAAAGAAGTTATACCAAAGTTGCCACATTCTACACAAACGTGGTCGTTATTGTATTATTCACTTTAAGGAAATGTTTATATTGGATGGTCTTCAAAGTGACCTCTCTGAGGATGACTTAGGCAGAAGAAATACAATTGTTAAACTATTGACCGAGTGGGAATTGATCGATCCATTGGACCCTGAGAGTTATAAAGAACCACAGTTGTCGTTGGCAAGATTGAAGATAATCTCACATAAAGATAAATCAGAATGGGAACTTATACCAAAGTACCATATCGGGTCTAAGTGATATACATACAAGCGGAGATTTATACATTATGGACAAAGTTCAGGCAATCGGTTCTCCATTCGAACTGAGATACTCATCAAACTCTAATCAGACCCCCACCAATTTTTTGTGGTCTGCCGATGATCATTCTATTAAGGTCTATATCGATACTGCGATATTGGCTGGAATGACACACATAAAGAAACCACACGAAAAGAAGATTGGTTGGGTCTGTGAATCTAGATCCATATTCCACCAAGGAGTTCCAAGAGATATATGGGATTCCAAACTAAATGAAATCTGTGAGTCGTATGATGCAATCTTCACATCTGAACGATCTTATGTTGGAAAGAATCCAAAGATTCATTTCTGTTATGCAGGAAGTAATCTTCCATGGATAAAGAATCAACAGATCTTTGAGAAGTCCAAGATGGTATCTCTGATTGCCTCACCAAAGAAGTATACATTTGGTCACGTTCTTCGTCATGCCACGGCAGAACGATTCACGGACTCATTAGATCTGTATGGCGGTGTTCTTGGATCTCCTAGATTGGATCCTGGTGTCTCTTGGGGGGATAAGGGTGGAGCATTGAATGACTATATGTTTTCTATTGTCATTGAAAATGACAAGTACGAGACCTACTTTACCGAGAAGTTAACAGATGCATTTGTCACAGGAACCATTCCTGTCTATTGGGGAGCACCAGATATTGGTAAAGTATTCAATATGGATGGCATAATCGAATTAACTCCAGATTTTGATCCAAAGACCTTGACAAGAGAGTTATATGAGAGTAAAATAGAAGCAATGGCAGATAATTTTGAGCGTGTTCAAAATATGACTTCTGCTGACGATATTCTGTATCAACTAATAGGACAACTATGAAAACAGAGATCGTATCATTCTATTGCGATATAGACAATCGAACATATTACAGCGATCATGCGACACGATTACGCATCAACTGTAATGAACTCAATATGCCTCATGATATTCGTAAGATTGAGTCTAGGGGAGAGTACCGACTGAACTGTTTGGCAAAACCAAAGTTCATTCTAGATGTACTAAACGAAAAGAAAAAACCCTTTGTTTGGATGGATGTTGATTCTATCATTCATAACGAACTTACTGTCTATGATGAGATTGAGGGAAAGTGTGATATGGCATTTGCATATCAGATGCTCAATCCAAAAATGTCACAAGTGTTGTCATACCCAAAGGCATCTCCAATATATGTTGCATACAATCCATTGGTGATTGAGTTTCTTGGAAATTGGATGGGTGCTTGTAAAATAAACGAGGAAATTGGTGGTAAGTACTTTGATCATGAGATTCTCATGTATAATGTACTCCCATCATATCTCCCGAGACTTAATCTTGTTGCTCTTGGAATTAATTACGCCATATGGCCTGGTACTAAGATTCCTGGTAATATGACTCCAATGATTACAATGGGCATTGCAGACGGAGAATCAAAGGAAAAGGGACTGATAGAAATGGGACTGAATGCTGATGTGGTGAAATTTAACCTAGTTGGAAATCAATAATTATTACGGAGAACCATGTGAATTATTATACTGAATATTGGGATTGTGGAAATGAAGAAAGAAATCTTGAAGTAATTACTTGCATCAACAAAAATATCAAATGTAATCTCTTTGAAAAGATATTTATCTTTTCCGAAAAAGAAGAAGAAAGATTATTAGAAAAAACCATAAAGACGACAAGAATAACATACCAATATGTCTTTGATAATTGTATAGAAGGAATTAATGTATTTTGTAATTCCGATATAGAGTTTGATGAAACTATAAAATTAGTTAAAAATATAAAAAATGATGAATTTTATGCTTTAACAAGATACGAAGATAATGGAAAACTTCATAAATTTGATGATCCATTCGAAGGACAAGATTCTCAAGATGTTTGGGTGTGGAAAGATGCTTGTAAAATTAAAAATGCTAATTTTTATTTAGGTTTACATGGGTGTGATAATAAAATTGCTTATATTGCTTCAATGCATGGATATGAGGTCAAAAATCCATCATTATCCATCAAAACCCATCATAAACATCTAACAAATGTTAGAGATGGATCATCATCAGATCCATCAAAAAGATTACCCCCACCATACAGACTGGTTCCAATACACATATTATGAAAATAAACTTTTTTAACAATTTCCATAGGGGTGAATGTAGAAGATGTATTAGTTTTTGACTACTCAGTTGATCATTATACTAAACATAAGGATGCCATAGACAAAAATTGTGAAATAGCAAAAAAGTATTGTCAGAATATATTTGAAAGAATTATAGGAATTATTAAAAATGAAAACCATTAACTGTCATAATCATTTTCATATAGGAGATTGTGTAGAAACGTTACATTATTTGGCAAATGTAGTAGAAAAAAATGATATATTTTTTAATTTTGCCTGTGATCCAAATTATCATTTTCAATTAAATGAAATGATTAGAGATTATTCTGACAAAATCAAACTAGTTGCTAATACACAACTACCATCTGATTCTATTGAAACTTGGGTTGCTGGTTATGGTGATTATAGTAACATGAATAATAATTCAGTACAGTTAACTGGTTACCTAGATCAAGCAACAGTATTTTTAATACATTGGACAAGAATATCTCAAATAATTGAAGTAAATTGTCCATTCACAACAAAAAATGACTTGATTTATAATCAAAAAATATTATCAGAAGATTGTAGTCATGATAAAAATTATGATTATTTATTTATAAACAGCATTCCTCTTAGTGGTCAATTACCTAGTTATTCTAATTTAGAGTGTATAAATTTTATTAATAGTGTAATAAATAACAACAAAACAATAATAACAACCAGAAAAATGGAAAACGTTCCTTGTACACTTGACTATAATCTAAGTATTGTAGAAATAGCAAAATTGGCAAAAAATGTTAGAAATGTTGTTGCCGTAAATACTGGTCCTCTACATTTGTGTATGAATAAATGGTCTCTATCTAATATAAATAACTTTATTATATGGTCTACAGCAGAAACTTTTGGTTATGGGAATAATTTTAAAACAGTAAAAACATTAAAGGAAATCAATGAGAATAATTTTTAGTATAATTTTTAATGGGTTACACCACTTACAGCATAATAATCAATCAGAATTTATATTAAATAATTGTGATAAATGGGTTGTTGTTGAAGGCGCATCCAAATCAACAGGAAGTACTTCTTGGTGCAAAACTATGCCAGAAAATTTGCACACAAATGGAGCAAGTATTGACGGCACTAGAGATTTTTTAGAATCTTTAGCAAAAAAAAATGATAAATTAATCTATATTCCTTCAAATGGTTTTTGGGATTCAAAAGATCATCAAGTAAATAGAGCCATAGATGAAGTTAAAAAAATAACAAA